ATGTCCACTGGAACAGCAGGCCGGTTGCGAAGCCCGTCAGATCGCGTCTCTGCGCCTCTGCGATGATGGCCTCGATCTGGTCGCGTGTCGGAGCTGCGGTGCGGGCGGGCGATCCGTCGAACCGGAATTGCCCGATCGCTGCCTCTGCCTTGTCCGCGCCGGTTACGCCGATGGCTTTTCCATAGCGGGCGAGGGTGCGCAGCATCGCGAACATGCGGGCCATGTTGTCCTGTGACCGGCCCTTGTCCTTCATCGCGGCCAGAATGTCGGACGCGAGAACGTAGGTCATTGCGCTGATCTGGGCCTTGCCGATGATCTGATCCCATCGGTCGAGAAAGTGATCATACATCGCGCGGGTGTTCGGCTTCACCTTCTGGTAACGCGCGTGTGGGTCGGCCTTCCATTTGCGGATCAGCCAGCCCCATGTGCCAACGCTGGCGTCCAGACCATACGGGTCTTCGATACCGAAGTGACGCAGCATCGCCTTCGTGTGGTCCCGGCATTCCTTGGCGCGGATCAGGTCTTTGCCGTCGCCTTCCTTGCCGGTCAGGCGGATGCGCTTGGGTTCGTATCCCATGCGCTGATATTTGCGCGGCGCGGTCCAGTAGAAGTTATCCCGGCTCGGCACCTTACCCGGTGCGTAATGCGGGTCTGCCTCAGTCCATAGGTCATCCTTAAATCGCATCGAAGTTCACTCCCTTTGGTCCGGAAACCTCCACCGTATCATGCGAGGGCACCGTCTGTCGCTGTTCAATCCAGCGATCCACATCGGCCTTGAGGTAGTGGCCGGTGATTTCGTCGGGCTTGGGAAAGCCGCGGCGCATGAGTTTGAGCTTCTTGCGGTAGAAGGTGTCGCGCGTCATCCCGAGGCGCGTTGCGGCCCACAGGGACGATCCGAAGGCGCTGGCTGGATCGAACGTGCGGTCTGCTTCAAGAGGCGCGCGGCGGGTCATTTTTCGCGCACCTTCCATTTCAAATAGACCGCAATGACTACAATGCAGCGAAACAGAACATCGCTAGGTGGCAACAGTTCCCATCGGATGAAAGATGCGCCCCCCCAAAGAAAGACGAATATAAGAGCAGCACCAAGAATGAAATCCAGCCATGTAGGCATCACAGCCGCTCCATCTTTACGCTGTCGCAATCCGGTTCGCCGTCGATCCGATCGAAGGTGATGCGATGGGTTGCGTCATCGTAATACTCCCTCGAACCAATGCACCCACCTTCCCACCAAAGCGTCACCGTCTCCCGCTTTGGCTCGGGGCGGACGCGGTAGGCGTGCCATGCGCGAAAGGGAAGCGCAGGGTTGAGAGGTCTGCCAAAGCTTCCCGTATCGGCGTGCCAAACATCAATCACCTTCCCCTCATAATGCGCCAATAGCAGCGCGCCTTTTTCGGCGTCGGTCATGTCGCGCCAGAGTTTCGGGGATTCGCCGTCCGTGTCGTCTGACCATTCGGCAACGATGTCATAATCGTCGCCACGAATATGGCAGCTGCCATCAGCCCGGTGTTCGACACTTTCACGTTTGTCAAAATGGATTGCCGCAAAGACGCCGTTATCATCCTGCCAACAAAGGGCCTTCCATCCGCCTCGCGTCCGGTATTCTTTTCCGTCTTCGATCTTCATCTCACATTCCTTCCCACAGATAGATTTGCGCTTCGTCCGTGACCCATTCGTCAAGGTCGAGTTCGGGCGGAACGGCGATATACCCATCCGGCGGATAGATCGTCAGAGTTTCTTCGCGGCGCCCTGAGTGATAGCCCCAGCGCATTCCGAACCGCACCTCGATTCCGTCGAAGGTCAGGACAAACTGCTCGTCCTGATTGTGGACAGGGCGATTTGCGAAAGTCACCGTGGCCACCGCATTCGGCGCGGTCGGTTCGTGGATTTCGACGTAGGACGTTTCTCCGACGCCATGCCATTCGCGGATTGTCTCGGCGCTGGCAGGGCTGGCGAACAGGGCCAAGGCGATGATGCGGGTCATTTGTCCATCTCATCTACAGCCGCGCCAATACAGATCAGCCCAAAACCAACCAGACAAACGGCCAATGTGCTGCGATGCGCCAAAGCGGACATAACGCCGATATCCCATGCAATGAACGAGGCAACTGCAAAAATCACTCCGTAGCTGGCAAAAGAAAAGCCGAGCCAGACAATGATCCACAGTAAAAGACTTTTCATCCCTCTACTCCCCATTCGAACAGATCGCCCGCGAGGGCTGTTTGGCCGCGTTCATTTCCTCGGTCGATTGCACCGGGGATCGGGCCATGATGGCGCGAAGGGCGGCTTCGGTGGCGGTCATGTGTCCACCTCGTCACCAAGGGCGGCGCGGGCGAGGTTGCGCGTAGACTGGTGCGCATATCTCAGCGTCCCCTCCGAATACGTTGGCGTCATTGCGTAGTGGTTGCTGGCTTCATCTATCCGACGCAGCGCCTCTTCCAGCCTATCCGCACGGGCGCGCTCGGCTTTGAGAAGGTCGGCGGGGACGTATTCTTTCCCTTTGCCGGGAAATGCGTCTCTATCGACAAGATAGAAATCATCGTCGCGCTTCTGGCGATAAACGGGCGATATGCTGATGCGCTTGGGATATTCAGTCATCTTCATGATCCTTTCGCTCTAGCCCGTGCCAAATTCCGTAAAGCACCCAATCGTCATAGCCGGTGCGAAGGCCAAAGACGCCCATGCCAACGGAATAGTGGCGCTCGACTTTCCATTTCAGTGCGACAGATCGAATGTGGCGGATAACAGGCAGGCGCTTCCACCACGGGGCAACCGGCATCTCCCAGCGGTTTGCATTCTTGTCTGTTAGCCATTCGGTGTGGTCAGTCATTTGTCATCCTCCTTTTCCGGCACTGTCTCGCCAAGATCGGCTAGGGCATCCCACAGCGCTGCTCGGGCCTCGTCTTGATCAAGGTCGGGGTGTTCTTCGCGGTAATCGTGCAGGACGTTGTTCAGCAGCACGTTCAGGCGGGTCTGGTGGCTGGCGATCATCCGTAAATCCCCTTCATCGTGAGAAACAACGCCACGGCGAAGATGATGCCGATCCAGCAGGCGCGGCGCACCATGCGGTCAATCTCGGCGGCGTTGTAGTCCGTCCACATTTCGGTAAAACGGGGGTCAGGCATCGTCAGTCCTCCTTACGGTCGTTCCGTCCAGCTTGCGCTTTTGTCGGTTCCTTATTCGCTGGATGGCCAGCAGCTTGATTGCCTCTCTCAGATCGGGCGGAAGGTCTGCGGTCGGCGGGAGTTTCTTGCCAATCCTTGCCTCGATTGTTTCCCGCGCGGTGGGCTGTCGGATGACGGCGGCGTGGGGATCGGCGGCAATGGCGCGGAGTTTGTCGGCAGCGGTCATTCGTCACCCTCGATTGAATAGACATCACCACACGCCGGGCAGCGCCAATTATCGAACCCGTCCAGATCATCCGGCGGCGCATCACCGCCTTTGCAATGCTGGCACTCCTGATCGGTGATCTGAATCACGCCATCCATCCAAAGCCGCGTGATCGTCTCGCAATGGGCCCGTAGCAGTCGCTCCATGAACGCGGTCGGCGCCTTCTCCATGATGTAGTCCCGGCGATTGCGGTCGCGGCCGTCCACAATGTCGTGGCAGTTGGAGCAACCGAACGCGATTGACGTATCAGTCACCTTCGTCGCCACACCCTTACCGTCTACGGGTAGATGGCAGGCAACGGTGGTCTCTACGCCGGAACAGAAGTGACCGGGGAACAGGCTGGAAACGCGCAGGGTGCAGGGCTGTTGCCGGGCCGCGGACATGATGGCCTTCGACCTGGCCTTGGGAAGCATGTGTGCGTGGATCATGTGTGCGCCTTCCTGTCTGTCCACCAGCGGCGAGGCATGGTGCCGTCGTGTTCGCTTGGCTCGCTGACCTTCTTGATCCGATGGGCCAGGCCGGCGATTGCGCTCTTGCTCTTGCCGACGCGCTGGCCGATTTCGGTGAAGGTCAGGCCCTCGTTGTCGTGCAGGTCGAGGATGTGCAGGATTTCCTCGTCGGTGGCGGGGCGATCACGCATCATTGGCCTGTCCCTTTGTCGTCGCATGTTCGGGCGGGCCACCAAGCCCACAGAAACCAAGATCGACCTCGGGATCGGGGAAGGTGTAGGCCATCGGGTCTTTCGTGACGCGCTTGACGGCCTCCTTGTGCAGAAGGTCAGGCTTCACCTTGGGGTTTTCGCTGGCCAGAAACGAAACCTCGCGCGAGACCGCCCCTTGGAACCGCGCATCCATCGCGCTCATGCCGCGCCACCGCCAGAACATGCAGTCGCCCGCCACGCACTTGGCCTTGGTTGGCTCGTTGCCGCTGATCCGCGCAATGGGGCAGATCATCTTCTTGCTGTCTTCAACGGTGCGGTAGGTCATTCTGCGGCCTCCTTCGCCTTGATCGCGGCATCGTATCCGCCCAGCCAATCCTTCGCCTGTTGCGAGCCGGGCTCATGCCGGCACATGGTCCGCTTCATTCCAGCCTGTGCGGCCTTCACGCCCTCGTCCCATTCATCGGCGCCGGGGGACGCATCGGACGCGTCCACCTTCTCCGTCCAATGAGCGGGCGCAGGGGCGTCGTTCTGCTCGTCGGGGGTCTCTGCCTGCCCCTCGATCGTTTCGCCCTCCACGGGCGCACTCTGGGGCTCTGGGGGCATGTCCTCGCCCCGCGCGGCCATCACTTTGCGCTGCAATGCGGTCGGTTCGTCCTTGGGCGTCACGTCGCGAAGGCCCGCGATCCGATCTTGCTCGACCATCAGGCGCTCCATGTCGTCGGAGGACATGGGCAGGCGCTTGCACAGGTTTCGAATGACGGTCTTCTTCGCCATTTCTTCATACCAGTCGCGCCAGATGCCGCTCGGGTTCTCCGCGTCCTTCTGGTTGGCGCTGGCAATGCGGCGCTTCTCGATATCGTCGAATGACATCGGCTGAAACTCGACCGTCCCGTCCGTCAGCTTGGCGACAGCGTAAGCGCCGATGATCTTGCCGCCGCGCTTCATCACGTTGATCGGGGTGCCATCGTCTTGAACGTGGTCCCACTTCCGCTCCCCGTCCTCGATCCAGACGTTCAGCGTCTCGCCCTCGTAGACGATTTCAGACCAGAGCGTTGAAATCTTGCCGGAATTGCGGGCCACCTTGACCAGACCGGCAACCATCGGCATGGCCCGGGCCGAACCTTTGAACGGAACGATCGCAGCCTCACGCCCGTCAGGAACAAGGCCAGCCGCAGCAAGGGTGCGCAGGGCCTTGAACACGCTCTGACGATCGCACGACAGGATCGAAGGGTTGTCCGACACGGCGACAATCGCGGCGTTCTGGAAGTTCTTGAACGGAACGGTGTCGGGAAGGGCCAACTCACCCTTGTCTTGCAGCCCGTTCAATTGCTGCTTGAACACGATGATGGGGTTCTGTTGGTTCACGGGGCTTCTCCTTCGACAGCCATACGTTCGATCAGCATTTGCCGCTGCCACTCTGGGCGCTGATATGCGGCGGTATCCATTCCGGGGCCGGGCCAGATGCCGCTTTCGAGGCATTCGGCAAAGCGGTTCAGGGCCACGCGGTTGCGCCATTGCCCAAGCCTCAGATCCTCGTCCAAGATTTCGCGCAGGATGACGTGGTAGGGCGGCGTTGCGGACTGCGCGATGATCGCTGCCGCCTCGGGCCAGAAACCCAGAACGCGCTCCATCCCCTCGGCCGCAAAGGCGAGTTGCATGTCATAGCCGTGGTCCGTGATCCGGCGATCGACCAAGCGATGCGAGAACGGCTGACCCTGACCAGATAACCGCTTATAATCCGTCACGGTCCCATCGAGGTTGATCGTGTCCGGTCGAGCAAGGCACCAGATGCCGGTCTGCTCGTCCCGCCACGCCATCGTGACCTCGGGGATGCCTTCCATCACGGCAGACGCGGCAGGGTCGTCCATCAGCGCCGCGCCCATATCCAGAAGCAGGTCCATTTCCTGCTGCGTGATGTAGTCGCGCGGGTCCAGATCCACGTCGCGCCAAAACTCCACGCTATGCTTGCCCGCTTCGGTCGCCTTGCCCTTGTCGTAGGCATCTAGCTGTTGCGCGGTCGGCCTGCGGGGCTTGTCTGCCGGCAGAACGGCGAAATGCTGTTCCAGTCCAGACTTGCCACCCTCGACAAACGCGGCCATCGCACGGCCCAGGCGCAAGGCGTCCGTCTCCGGGCGCTCGAACCTGCGCGGGTTCAACTGGTGGAATGCCCAAACGTCTGCCGGCGTTTCCAATTCCATCTTGCGCAGGACGCCAGACGTGACGGACACGCCATCGCAGGGCTGTGAGTGGTGGCGATCAAGCGAGATGGCGTAAAGGCCGGGCTCCGTGATCAACTCGTCATCTGCAAGGGTGCGGATTTCTTGGGTCATAATGTCAGCACCAAATCAGCTTAGAGACGGCGGTATTTTTACCAAGGAAACGGCAGCATTCCTCTGGGTCTCGCCCATACCCCCACGTTTTGCGCATAGGGAAAAACCAGTCATATGCCGCTCGTGGCGAGAGCGCGCCTTCTGCCATTGCAAGAAGTGTCATGACGCCGCCTCAATTCTGCTTGGGAAGCTGCCGCTGTCGCTGCCATGATCGACAAGGCGATCCGTCTCGCTTGCGATCAGGCGCAGCGCGCGGCGGTCTACGTTGGGTAGGTCGGTGGTGTCTCGGCAGGCGCGGATTGCTGCATAGGCAGCTTTATTGAGCGCGCGGATCGCTTGGTCGTAGGTCATCCGAACGCCCACCCGATCAGCATCACCGATCCGAAAAGAACGGCGAGGATCAGGGCGACGGATTTCGCGAACCCGTCCACGTTGCTGTCAGTCAGCCAGCGATCGAGAACGTCGCCAACTTGCAACCCAAGGAATCTCTGTCCCATCGTATTCTCCTGTCTGTAGGGAGCGGGGCGCTAACCCCGCTGGAGGTTCAGTGGGTTCCGTAATCAGCAGGCCGTGCGGGGATATCTTCGGGTCCGGCAAAGCCGAACGCGGGCAGGAAAAACAGCGATTTGCCGTTCTTGCGCAAAATGTCCGCGCCTTGAATTTCGCTTGATGCCCCTGCGGCGTCCCCTGCGGCGTCCCGTGCGGCGTCCCGTGCGGCGTCCCGTGCGGCGTCCCGTGCGGCGTCCCCTGCGGCGTCCCCTGCGGCGTCCCGTGCGGAGACCCATGCGGCGTCCCGTGCGGAGACCCATGCGGCGTCCCGTGCGGAGACCCATGCGGCGGTCCATGCGGAGACCCATGCGGCGGTCCATTGCTCATGGCTCATGCCGTCCAAATGCCACCAAAAATCCAGCAGAGTTGACCACTTGTCGCCAAGGACTTTGCCGGGGGCCGTCAGCACAACAGCAGGGGCGCCATCTGCCTTGTCGTTAACAACGCGCAGCAGGACGGCATGAGCGCGGCTGATGTTCAGCAACTTTGCCGTCTCAGCATCGGCATCGTCTTGCGACGCGGTATTCAGCTTGTCAGCAGACCATCCGGCAACAAGGTGCAGGACTTGCCCCTGTGCGCACATGCACCCGATGTTGTCCGGGGCTTTGGAATATGCGTCCATGTTAATCAGGATGCCTTTGTAAGGGCGCCCCTCATCGCTGTTCCAGCGGTCAAAAAGTTCGGTCAAGTCGGTCATTCTCATTCTCCCAAGTTGGGAGCGGGGCGCTAACCCCGCTGGGGGGGTCAGGCGGCTTCTGAAATGAGGCGCAAAATGGTGTCCCGCTGCCTGCCTCGGGCGGAGGCACAGGCGGCGGCACAGGCGGCGGCACAGGCGGCGGCACGGGCGGCATCGGCGGCGGCAAAGGTGGCACGGGCGGCATCGGCGGCGGCATAGGCGGCATAGGCGGCATAGGCGGCGGCATAGGCGGCATAGGCGGCGGGCCATTCCTTCCCGGATGCCAGCAAGTCCATGCCCTCAATCACAGGGTTGATGACCTTCTGAATTTCGGCGGGAACCTTTGGCAAAGCGCGCAACTCAGACGCCAGAAACTGCCAGTGAACGCGGCTCAGGTCTTTCCCGTCTCGCCCGACCGCATCGGGGATGGCCGAGAAAAACGCCGTGGCATCATCGGCTGACAGGGCCTCGAATATGTTTTCGCATATCCTGACGAGCGGCCGAGGCAGGCCAAAGCGATCTTGCAACACCATCGCATCCGGCGAATGCGCGAGGCACCCGATAAAACATCCCTTGCTGCCGTCCCAATAGTTGCCCTGCACAACCGCATCGGCGGCGATGTGCGCGCGAACCTCTGCGGTCAGTTCGGCGTGGTTTTTTGTAAGCATGTTGGTCTCCGTGTGTGAGGGGTCGTCAGGCATCGTCGCGAGGAAACACAACCTCGAACCCGCCCAGATCAATGATGTGTTGGGAGACGGCTTGCTCTGCCTCTCGAACGGTGTGTTCACCGAACAGACGGGCCAGATCAGCGCGTGTCAGAATGCGGGGGCCGACCTTGATCGAACCCAAGCGCACCTCGATATCGTCGTCGCGCCAGACCTCGTATTCCGCGGCCTCGCACTCGATCGAAAGAACGCCTTGGCCGCTCGTCGCAACGCTGGCGTAGAAGTCGTGGGTGTAGCCCTGCATGTGTCGCTTGCCTCCGTGTCTGCAAAACAACGGATATCGTGTCGATTGACACTCCGCAAGGCAAAACTTGTCAAATGACACAGATTTTGCGTCATCGTCTGGAAATGTCAGGGATTATTTTTGCGGCGAATCAGATTTTGCGCGACGAGATAAGGCCGCGCAGTTGGCTTTCGAGCATCTTTAGTTCGTCGGGAGTTATGAGGCCGATCAGGCGCGCGACGACATCAAGTCGGTTGTTTGGGACGCCGCAAGCGAGGAATTGCTCGACGCTTTCACCGTAGTAAGAAGCGATTGCGATTGCCCGCTCTACACTGGTGGATGAGTCCTCTCGGCGGATGATGTTGTTGATGACATCTCGCGAGACGCCGCAGCTTCGCGCCAAGTCTGTGATGCTGGTTTTGTGGCGATCCAGGTGCCAGATCAAGGCGTCTCTAAACGTTCTTGCCATGCCCATTTTCTGCGCACTCCAAGGCGCTGGCGCTACAGTGTTTTTTGACACTTGTGTTTTCCAGTGTCTTTTGACACTCTGGCGCTTATGCTGAACACATTTTTCAAAACCGTCGAGGACTACGCAGAAGCCAACGGGACGACGCCTGCGAACGTGGTCCGTCGTGTGACTGGCAATGCTTACTCTTGGGATCGGATGCAGCGGAAAGCTGAGACACTGGCGGACGATGTTCGCCGGGTTACCGAATACATGCACAGACATCCGGTCGATGACACACAAGATTGTGCCAATCGGCACAACATTCAAGAGCATGAAGATGAGACGCGGGCGGCAGAGTGATGTCGCCCGCGTTTTTCGCATACCCGCCCGAGTTCTTCCTACGGCTGATCGCTGAGGCCGCAACGGTGTCCTGACGACGTTCGGCGCGGGTGTTCATGAACACGTCCAAGGGCACCATCAGGCGCTTGCCGGTGCGAGAACCGGCTTCACAAACAGGAGACACGCCAATGAGCGATGACGAAATCACGATCGAGCATGATCAACTGATCGACAACCTTCTGGCCCGGCTACGCGAGGAACACGCGCGATCTTCCGATGCCTCTGAATCTGCGGCCAAGGTCAAGGAGTTTCTCGAAGACACGCGCCTGAACGCGAAGGCCTACGGGTTCCTCAAGCAGATCCTCAAGCAGCTTCCGAAGAAGGACGGCCAGTCCAAGGCGATGGACGTGATCCGATCGCTGGAATTGGCGCTGCCGATGGTCCGCAATCACGTCGAGTCCCAAGGCAACGTCGAGATGGACCTGGGCGAACCGGCCGAGATGGTCGGTGATGACCTCGACGAGATCGAACAGGAAAGCGCGGAGTTCGACGAGGCGGTTGAAGGTCTCGACGACGACAACGTGGTGTCGGCGTTCGGCGCATGAGGGTGATGGCCCTCGATATCGCCGGTTGCACTGGCGTTGCCTTTGGTGTCGCGGGGGAAACTCCGCGCGCCATTTCCGTTGATCTTGGCAAGTCGCGCTCTGAGGCGGTGCGGTTTTCCAAGATGATCGGCCTGACGAACACGCTGATCCGCAAGCACAAGCCCGATCTGCTGGTCTACGAGGCGCCCGTGGGTGGCCCGAAGACTTCGCACACGCTGGTCGGGATTGCTGCCTGCTTCGTGGGTGAGGCCACGCGCCTTGGGTTTGAGCCCGAGAAGATCGCCATCGCCTCAGTCCGCAAGCACTTCCTCGGCAAGCATCTGACCTCGGCCAGCTTTCCCGGCATGTCGAAGGGTCGGGCCCGGCAGGAGATCAAGCGCGCACTGATCGCCCGGTGCAACATGCTCGGCTGGAAGGTGGACGACGACGATCAAGCCGATGCCTGCGCGATCTGGGATTACGCCTGCGCAAAGTGGGCAGGAACACAAGCCAAACCGATTGGAGGGCTGTTCACATGAGCAAAGGATACGTTTACGCACTGAGCAATCAGGCGATGCCAGGGTTAATCAAGATCGGCAGAACATGCCGCAGCGTTCAGCGGCGGGCCCACGAGCTTTACCAGACCGGCGTTCCGACGCCGTTTGACGTGGTGATCGAAGTTCTGAGTCCTGACTGCGTGGATTTGGAGCGGCGGCTTCATCTGGATTTGTCCGACAAGCGACTGAGTGACAGCCGCGAGTTTTTTCGGCTGACGGGAGCCGAGGCGCAGCGGCAAGTCCAAGATCATCTGATCGAACAGATGGCTGAGATGGTTAGCGCCTATGCGCCAGAATACACGTTGATCCCAAGAGACGATTTCATCGACGGGTCTTCACTTTGGCTGTTTGCCCAAAAGGCCGGATGCGCCGTCGATGACGTGGGCCATATCCTCGATGTTTTCGACGATGGAGAGGCGAGAGATGTGTTTGAGCGGTCTCGATTGCGGTCCCGAGAATTGCAGCGCGTGTATTCAAAGCGGGGTCCAACACAATGAGCCGATATGTTGCTGCGCTGGTTTATCGAAAGCGCATCGGATCGATGGCGCGCAAGGCAATACTTGCTTACTGCGCAGAGCGAGCGAACGACGATGGCTCGGGCGTTTGGGCCTCGAAGGTCCGCATCGCCAAAGAGGTTGAGTGCTCCAAGAAGACAGTCATTTCGACGATGAATGAGTTTGTGACGGAGGGGATTTTATCAGAGGTCGGAAAGCGAAAATGCCCTAACGGATACGTCATAGAATATGCGCTGAATCTTGCGGGGATCGAGGCGCTAGAAGACGCTCTAACACTGGATGAAACAAGAGGTGCAGATTTACACCCGTCACCTGAGTTCACCCCAAGAGGTGAAGTCAGTTCACCCCAAGAGGTGAAGTCAGTTCACCCGAACCGTCCTAAAACCGTCCTTAAACCGTCCAATAATGCCGGTTCTGACGAACCTGAGCTTTTCCCTGACCTTCACGGCAAAGAAGAACCCAAGCCAAAGTCGCCCGATCCGATCGAAGTTGGCTTTCGAGAGTTTTGGCATGATATCTGGCCATCACATTCACGGAAAAAGCCAAAGCAAGCGTGTGAAGCGCTCTATCGCAAGACGTGCGAGGGCAAGCACAAGCGAGCCAGTCGCCAATTGTCGCCCAGTGAATTGAATGAGGCGGCGCGTAGATACATTGCTTCGTTCAATGGCGACTTCACCTACCTCGTTAGCACTCAAAGGTTTTTGAACGCGCCCGAGTGGGAGCCTTGGCTTTCGGATTCCAAAGCAGACCGGCAAATAGTCCATCGCCCCGGCGATAAGCCGTTCTGGGAAAATTACGTATGACGAAGCGCAAGATCACTCTCCGCATTCTTGAAACGACTGGCGCCCGCACGGTCGTTCTCGGCGGGGAAGTCATAGGCGGGCCCGGCGGTGAAGGCCGGATCGTTGCGGAGTTCACGGTTGACCGAGAGGCGATCTTGAACGTCGCGAAACCAAACCAAGAGGAAGTCGATCATGAGCATCAAGGATGAATTGGACGCCCTGACAGACCAGTTGCGGGGCATGAAGGCCGACCACCGGGAGACGGAAAGCTTCTACCAGAAGCCAAAGGTGCCCTCAGACCCACGGAGAGGCCCGTCAGAGCACAAGTCGGGTGTTTCTGGGGGTAGGGGCGCCGGGAAGGGCAAACCGCTCTCTACGGAGCGCATATGGGGGGCTGAAATGAGGGCGCCGGGCCGCACGTTGCGGTGGCGGAAGCGTCTGGGCGTCGATCAGGACCGCAATCGGACCATTTTGGAGCTTCGTCGTCAGGGAAAACCGTATGCCGAAATTGGTGAGCGGTTCGGCATCAGCGTCAGCGCCGTGGCCGGGATCGTGTTTCGCCATGCGCAGAAGTTCGAGGTGCGGAAATGAGGTATCTCAGCGTGTGCAGCGGCATCGAGGCCGCAACGCAGGCTTGGCATCCGCTTGGATGGTCGCCTGTCGCGTTTTCCGAAATCGATCAATTCCCGGCAGCGGTCCTCGCCCACCATTATCCAGACGTGCCCAACTGGGGCGACATGACACAATTCAAGGAGTGGCCAGATGCAGATGTCGATGTTCTCGTCGGAGGAACCCCGTGCCAAAGTTTCAGCGTGGCAGGACTACGCAAGGGGCTTGCTGACCCACGGGGGAACCTCGCCCTCACCTATCTTGCCATCGCTGAACGATATCGCCCCAAGTGGATCGTTTGGGAGAATGTCCCCGGCGTCTTGTCCAGCGGATCAGGACGGGACTTTGGTTCCTTTCTCGGGGGCTTGGGGCAACTCGGGTATGGGTTCGCCTACCGAGTGCTTGACGCTCAGTATGTCAGAACACCCGGCTTCCCACATGCTGTCCCACAGCGACGGAGACGTGTGTTCGTTGTCGGATATCTTGGAGACTGGAGACGTGCCGCTGCGGTTTTATCTGAGCCAGAAGGCATGTCAGGGCATCCTGCGCCGAGCCGAGAAGCGGGGCAAAGCACTGCCCACGGTGTTGCGGGAAGCCTTGTTGGCAGTGGCAGGGGGGTAGAGCGACCCGGTGAAACAAGAGGCCAAGACCCGGTTGTCGCAGTAATGACGCAGCCAGTCGCCAACCCCCTGACGGCGCGGATGCACAAAGGCATAAACACCACCATGGACGAGGGGCAAACAATGGTCGCCCATGCCCTCCGCGGTGAAGGCTTCGACGCATCCGAGGACGGAACGGGACGCGGAACGCCGATTGTGCCGGTGGCAATTCAAGAGCGGGCTGTGAGTGAAAACCTTGACACGGGGCCAGATGGCGTTGGGGTTCAGTCTAACGGCGCGGCCTACACGATGGAGGCAAGAACCGTTCCGCAGGCGGTGGCGTTTGCGCAGAACCAACAAGGCGTGCTTCGCGAAAGTGCGGTTTCGCCGTCACTGAGTTCGGGTGGCGGTAAACCGGGCCAGGGTTATCCCGCTGTTCGAGATGGCTATGCCGTGCGCCGCCTGACACCAGTGGAGTGCGAGAGATTGCAGGGGTTTCCCCCGGGCTTCACGCGCATTCCCTACCGAAACAAGCCCGCAGACAAGTGCCCAGATGGTCCGCGCTACAAGGCCCTCGGCAACAGCATGGCCGTCAACGTGATGCAGTTCATTGGTGAGCGTATCGACTGGATAGAGAAGGAGTTTCCATCATGAGCGTCGAACAGGGCAACATGATGGACCTTCTGCGGAAGTATGAACCGGAGCGGGCAAACGCGATCGAGCGGCACAAGACGCGGGAGGATCTGTCGGCCTACATCTGGCAGCGCCGCAATTCGCCTGAACAGCCAACCGAAACAGAGCAATGGGCATGGCGGGAGCGTCTGGCCTCGATGCCGAAAACGCGGGGGAAGCGATGAAGGATATGGCTGACGGTCTGTTCTCCGTCGAAGCAGAACAGCAAATCCTGGGCGCGATGCTGACGAACAACGAGTTGCTGTCGCGCATTTCGGCATTTCTCAAGGAGGAACATTTCTACGATCCAATCCACGCCACGCTTTACGGTCGGATGCTGGATGAAATCCACGCCGGCCGCATTGCCTCGCCTGTCACGATGGCGTCGAAGATCCTCGATCTGGACATGGGCGACATAGGCGGGCGGCAATACTTGGTCCGGATGGCGGGCTCCGCGGTGTCTTCATCGGCAGTGAAGGACTACGCCGACACGGTGATCGAATTTTACGTCAAGCGGGTGATGCAGGAGCATATCCAGCGCGCGCAAACCGATCTGTATTCCAAGCCGGTGCGCGAGGTTCAATCCGACCTCAACTCGTTCTTCTACTCGCTGCCGGATCAGTTTCAAGGCGGCACGGTTTCGGCGGTCGCGGCGATTACGTCCGCGATGGAGGAAACGCTGGCCTACTACAAGGAGGAACGCCACCTGATCCGCACAGGTGTATCCGAATTGGATAAGATTATCGGGGGGTTAGCGCCCGGTGACTTGATGCTTCTCGGTGGCTCCACGTCGATGGGTAAGACGACATGCGCGCTTCACATCGCCAAAATGATAGCCAAGGAACGCAGCGTTGCGTTCTGGTCTCGGGAAATGCGGGAAAGCGAGTTGATCGCCAGGATGATATCGAGCGAGTGCGGGATTGCCTACTCCAAGGCGCGCAATGCGTCGGAGTTGGCCGAGGATGAAATGCGCAAGTGGGCGAACGGCTCCAAGAAGCTGGCCGATCTGCATTTCGATATCATCCCAAAGCGCACAAAGCGGATCAGGGATGCGCGATCTGACCTCGCCCGGCTGTTCGATATGAACCGGGATGCTCCGCCCGCCATGCTCGTGGTAGACTATGCGCAGATCGTAGAGGCCGAAGGTCGGACAAGATATGAGCAAATGTCCTCGATCCCGACGCAGTTGAAAGACCTGGGCGGCGAGTTCGGGATCCCCGTGGTGGCGCTGGTGCAGCTTGACCGGAACCTGGGCAATCGCCCTGATCCCCGCCCGCAGTTGTCCGATATCAAGGAAAGCGGGCAGTTTGAAAACGATGCCGATCAGGCGGTGTTCTGTCATCGCGAAGAATACTGGCTCATGAAGCGCGGCCCGGAACTGTCGAAGGATGGCACGGTGACGATGGATGCGCGGGCCGATTTCGAGGCCGACATGGCGCGGCACAAGAACCGGATGGAGTTGATCGTCAGGAAGAACAGGCACGGGCCCCTCGCATCGGCGGAAGTCGGAGCGCACATGCCGACCAATCGGATATGGTCGATCCAGGATGAACAGGAGGGCTTGTAGGTGAGCGACACAACGCGACTGATAGAGGCGATCGAGGGCGCCGGGTGGATCGTTGACACGATCGATCAGGAAAGTTGCGTTGTGCGCTGCCCAAAGCAGGGGTGCGTGATGCGGGCCCGTGTTTCAAGCGCGGATCAGGTGCCGCCGCGGGCAAAGCAGGATGACAGCTATGGGTTCACCGTCACGGCTTACAATTTCTTGCGGAAGTATCTGAGGGAACGCCGGCGAAAGTTGCGCCTGAGTATCACCGAGGTCGAGGCGATGGCAGGTCTGGCGGATGGGCACTTGCTCAAAATGGAAAAGAACCTGCCCGCCAGGACGCCGCAATTCGATACGATCATGCTATGGGCGCAGGCTTTGGGCATTCGTATAACGTTGATGCCCGGCCCTGTCCCGCCGCATTTGAAGCGCGCGATTGCAGAGGCCGAGCATCGTGGGATGTTGGAAAAGCGGAAGGACCGCTTCACAAAAGATCAGCTTCGATCCTATCGGCCAGAGCCATTGCCCGCGCGGCCGCGTGGCGCAGGTCCGAAGCGGTAAGTTGCGCTGCCTTCGCGGTGCGCCATGCCAGAAGAAGGCACAGGATCGGCACCGGGGGCCCTTCGCGGCGATATTTCATATAGGTGCGGTCGGAGATATCGAGGTCGCTAAGGGCGTCCCGCATTCGGGTTTTGCTGTCGCCGTAGATTTCGGTCAGCGCCTCGCGGAACAGTTGCGCCCGCTCCTGGTCGGTCAGCTCGGAAAGTTGCGCCGGGGTTTTCATGGTCTGGGTTTCCTTGTATGTCGGTCGGGTCTCTTGGTTTGGGACAGCGCGCGCCCTGTTTCACCCTCGCAAGAGGTGGGCGCGCGCAATAGGTCATCCGAAAAGATCCAGTTGCTGCACCTTGGGCGACAAGTTGCGCTCACATCCGGGGATGACGTGCTGTTCGCCTTCGGGGGTAAGTTCGGTTCCGTAGGTCGGGCAAGCGAAGTCGATCGCCTCCATGACAAGCCTCGCGATTTCGTCAGGCCGGCCAAAGTGCGGGCGCTGGTCTATCTCGACAAGCGTTTTCCACCCAAAGTCAACGCGAAGCCACCGCCACCGCTCGCACGGTGAAACGAGGAATGCGCGCGTTCCGTCTGAAAGGTCGCCGGGGTTAGCGATCTTGCGGCGTATCTCAATCCGGGGAACGGGCCCGGTGTGGATCTCCGTGGCGTCAGGTCGCGCCGCGATCCGGTCAAAAGCCCGTTGGCAATCGTTCTTGCTGGTCATTGTTCCATAAACTCCCTGATTTCTGCCTTGATCGTGCGAAAGTGCTTCGCTTCAAAATGGCGGGTCCGGTTCTGTCGGTTGGTGACGCTGCCCGACCATGTGCCGTATGTGGTTTTCGCGATCGCTCCCGCGCAATGGGCGCTCCGCGGCCCAAGGTGTCGCCACACAAGGCGGGGCAGGGCGCCGTTTTCGGGGCGCTGATTGTAGGCGCTGAAAGTTGTTGTTAGAAAGGCCATCGCCCTATTCTCCTATGGTTCGGGGTTATCATGCTGGCGCATGGGATGGGGGCGACAGTTGCGCCGCCCCTCACCGATGCGTCAGGCGTAGACTTGTGCGCCGGGAAGGCCAGGCAATCCGCGATCTTCATGATTCCGCGCAATCCAATGATCAAACACGGGCCGCGCGGCGTTGCAGTTCATCGTGTGGATCACGCGCCGCCCGTTTTCAAAAGTTGCGACCGCCTCGGTGTATTGCCCGTTATCCATTGCAAGGAATGGCGGCTCGATCCAGTTGCGCGGCATGTCGGCGGCGTTCATGTGCGACCGCTTTTCATACTCGCCCGAAAGGCGCTGAGTGCTGTGCTTGCCATGCGGGGCAAGATCGGCGGTCATGGTGAGGCCGCGCCGCGCAAGCCAGCGAAACAAAGCCTCGCGCGTTCTGAAAGCGGTGTGCGGCGTTCCTGCCTGTGTGATCGTATACCAATAGTCGCACGTCCGCTCGTGCTGTTCTGGCGTCAAGCTGGTGAGCCACAAGTTGCGATAAATCATCGTTCAAGCCTCCTGTTTCGCTGCTTCGGCCACCATTGCGGCCAGATCATCGGATTTCGCGCTGGCGAAGTCGGTCCAGCCGAAGTGCTGATCGCCAATGCGTGCGCACCATTGCACAAGATCGCCGGTCAATCGCTCCGAGACGTGGAAAAGCTCAACGCCTCGGTGATTGTGCCAGCGGCAAGGCGGCAGGCATTCGAGATAATCCCAAAAGCGCGCCTGAGTGATCCTCGCCGGCTTGGTGCGCAAGTTGCGCTCTGCATCGCGGATGATCGCGTCCAGCTCGTCGCCGCTTAAGATGCGATATTCGCCCCCATGCTCGGCTGCGTAGCTTTCGATTGACTTGTGGTCAGTGTATGCCACGGCGCCATCGGGCAAGATCACGTGATGATGGTACATCCGATAAGGGATGTCGGAGCGGATCGCGAAACGCAGATCAGACATTTTCACGGCCATGGCTCAAGCCTCCCCGTCTGCGTCAAAGTCGATCCGGCCCACGGTGTTGCCGTTCACGTCGCGAACAGGCGCAGACACAAATCCGCGTCCGTCGATTTTGTCGGCCATCTCGCGCAAAATGCGCGCAGATTCGGCGCCGGGATAATCGGCAAACGCCGCGTTGTCCGTCTTGAAGGTTAGTTTCAGCATCGGTCTAGGTCTCCATTGGTTCGGAAAGTTGCGCCGGGTTTCACTCCGGCTCATGGGTCGGCCCATGGTGACGCCCCGCCGCAACGGGGCGCTGCAATGGGTCAAGCGAAGGCGGCGAGATCGCCCCACGCGCGGTTTGCCTCCCGCGCCTTGCGTTCGGCTTCCGCCTTGGTCTCGCTGCCGGTGATGTCACGGGCCAGCCGGTGAGCGGATCGCGGGGCGCTGGTGAATGCGTCAACATGCCAGCGGCCGTCGTTCATCTGCCAAACGTAGAACATCAGAAAAGGCCCTCCGCTTTCATGCTGTAGACGGTCGCGCCGCCGGTGATCGCGTGATCATGCGTGGTGATCTGGAACAGGTCCAAGGCATCGCGGATCTGCTTCGTCAGCGCGATATCGGCCCCGCTAGGCGTCGGATCGCCGGAAGGATGGTTGTGCGTCAGGATGACAGCAGACGCGTCCAGATCCAGCGCCGCGCGGGCAATCTCGCGGACATAGACGGGGCAATGGTCGATGGTTCCCCGCCCCATTTCGCGACACTCAATCAAGCGGTTCTTCTTGTCCAGAAACAGGACGCGGAACACCTCGACCCGCTCCTGTGCGGCGTTGATGGTCAGAAAGTCATCAAGCTGTGCCCATGACGTGATGGACGGTTGCTCCGTCGCGCGTTCTGCCAGATAGGCGCGCGCTTGCTCCACGATAGCGAATGCGTCGGCATTCTCGAAAAGGTCAGACATTGGATTTGCTCCGGTTCGGGTTGTCGCCGGTTTCACTCGGCGGATGCTGACAGCACCATGAGCGGCCCCCGTAGGGACCGCCTAGCTAGTGTCAGGCCGTTGTTCCGTCAGGCAGATGGGCACCGCGCTGTTGCGGGACCGGGCGCCGATACAGATCGCCCCAAAGATCAGGATGCAGGGACGCGGCGCCGGTATCGAACGCGCGGCCAATCAAGAAAGCCGTCTCGTCAGTCGGGGTCGCGCCTACGACAGCGACAAGGCGCCCGCCGTCCTCGTAAATATCCCAACCGCCACGACTGGCGACGCAGTCATCGCGGTCTGCTTCGAATTCGATCTGTGTCCACATGGTCTCGGTCTCCGGTTTGGTTTGTGTCAACTGTTACATACCTAGCGACGCAATAGCAGGACGTCAACCCCCAAACGTGAAAAAAACGCATGATGCCTGAGAAGCCCAGAAAAGGGCCCTACAGCGCCAACTTGCCCGCCCGCACCTCGCACCCATCGTGCATCGCAAGCACCAACTGAATCGCCGCATAACGTCTCCATGCCACATAAGACACCAGCAAAGACACAGAAGGGGAGCGCAGCGGCCCCGCAGGGGCGTGTAAGCAAGCCAATCCGAAAAGCCATCGAGCTGATCGTTAAATCCGGCTTCACCCAAAGAGACGCAGCGAAACAAGCCGGCATACATGAAGTCTCGTTGTCCCGCGCACTCCGAAAGCCACACGTCCAAGCCGTTGTAGAACAAGAGAAAACTAGCCTCGCACTCGAAGCCGACACCCTCAAAGCATCCGCCAAAAGCCTCGCAATCATTACAGGCATCGAGCTGATGGAGCGCTCAAAGTCCGAACAGATCAGGGCGAGGATGGTCGAGTTTTTCGCACGCGAGGCGACCCCGAACGGATCGCCCGCAAGCGTGAATATCAACGTAAATTCAGGCGGTTACGGTTACGCCAAGCCCGGTCAACAGGTGGTGGACATCACGCCCAGCGATGACGAGAGCGAGGCGAAGCAAGGCCGTCTTGATAGCTAGGCAAGCGGTCTCGACCCATCATCCCCAATAAAACAAGGGCTTTGCGCAATCGTGATGTGTCATGCGGCGACACATCCGCCTAGCTCTGGCCCTACCTCGCGCGCATCTCGACCGCCCCAGATAGGGGGGGTATCGATCCGGATAGGGGGGGCGGGGGCAAAAATCGCGCGAATAGTTGCTAGTCGACCACCTCACCCACGCGCCACCCCCTTTTCCCCATTTTTATATTTTTCAGTATGTTAGCGGTTTAGGGGGTGAAGGTTTATTCATCCCCTCTCAGGGGGTGTCTATGCGAATTTTTCATGTGCTTTTGTCTGTTGACGGGTGGCGTGTCTTTTGTCACATTGGCGTTGGTCCTGATTTTTCCTCCCGGTTGGTTTGGGACTTCCTCGTGGTCTTGAGACTTACCCACTCACGGATCGCCACTTACCCCCGGTGCTTTTGGTCTTGGAGCATCGGGGTTTTTTGTCCGCTTTCTGGCGGGCAATCATATCGGTCGCGGGATAGCCGCAGTGGTGCTGATGCTGGCGTAGATGTGCCGATTGCCCACCTGAGCGCGGCGGCGTGGAAAGCAGACACGCACGGATTGTCCACGGGTCCGACCGTCAAGGGCAACTCACATCGGAGCCGGAGTAGCGCCCGGCCCGCGCTCAACCAACACCCCTGACCTATGCGGTATCTGCCGCTGCATTTGGGAAGGGGGTCATCGGGGGCGGGTAGACGGCAACCTGCCCCCGATTGTGCATCCTGAAAATTTTCTGATTTCGCGATGCTCTTTGGGAAAGAGCGGGGTGATCTATGGCGGCGAAGTTCTTGCGGGACGGTCGGCGGCTTTATGAGCCGGATGGCGAGGTTCTGACGGAGTATCTGTGGGATCGGTCGGAGTTGGTTGTTGTCCAGGGCCCGATCGGTTCGGGGACGTCGACGGCGAGTTGTCACCGGATCAACATGCTGGCGCAGGAACAGGAGCCGGATTTCGACGGTGTTCGTCGGACGCGGTGGCTGATTGTTCGGAACTCGTATCGTCAGTTGAAGAAGACGACGATCAAGACGTGGCTGGAATGGTTTCCCGAGCATCAGTTTGGCGACATGGTTCGGTCGGAGCCGATGACGCACCATTTGAAGTATCAGCATCCTTCTGGTGACGGGACGAGCGTTGATTGCGAGGTGATCTTTCTTGCGATCGACAGTCCGGAGACGGCGGAACAGGAGGCGGCGTCTTTCGAGATTACGGGCTTCTGGTTCAACGAGGGCCAGTTTGCGGACAAGGCGGTGATCGACGAGTTGCTGTCCCGGTGCGGCCGGTATCCGTCTCAGCGCAATGGCCCCGGTGCAACGTGGTATGGTGGCATGGTGGATCTGAACGCACCGCAGGAGGGTCACTGGATACCGTATATGCGTGGGGACATTCCCCTGCCGCGGGATTGGGCGGATGCGGAGAAGAAGGCGATGCAGAAGCCCGAGACGTGGCGGTTCCTCGTCCAGCCGCCGGGTCTGTTGGAGGCGCACAAGGATGGCGAGGTGGTTTACCAGCCGAACCCGGATGCGGAGAACCAGCGGCACCTCAAGAAATCCTACATGGAGCAAATCCAGGGTAAGTCGCCCGAGTGGATCAAGCAGCGGGTTCTGAACAAGGTCGGCCTCTACGTTGGCGGCAAGCCGGTCTATCCGACCTATACGCCGGCGATCCACGACAATCGCTATGATGTCGATCCGGTGGAAGGGTTCGGTCTGACGCTCGGTCTGGATTTCGGCCGCGATCCGGCGTGTGCCATCATGCAGGAGGTCAACGGACAGTGGACGATCCTGGAGGAAATCATCGGCGCGAATGAGCCGGCGTCGAAGTTCGCGCCGCGTGTGGCGAGGAAACTGGCGCAGGAATACGCGGGCTTCACGTTCGAGGCCTATGGCGATCCGCGAGGTGCGGACAAGAATCAGTCGGACGAGACGACAGCCTACGATATCTTCCTGACGCACGGGATCAGAGTGTTCCCCGCAACCTCGGACAATAACCCCCAGATGCGCCGCTCGACCGTCGATGCGGTCCTGTCCCGCCACAACGGGGCCCGGTTCAATCCGCGGTGCCTGACGCTGAGAACAGGCATGGCGGGCGGATACCACTACCGGAAAATCCGCGGCGCCGATGGTCTGCACTCCCCAAAGCCGCTCAAGAACCAATACTCCCACATCGTCGAGGCCATGGAGAACGGGTTCCTCGGCGGCGGCGAGGGTGAGGCGATCGTGCGCGCCTCCGGTTACACGCCCCCCAAGCCTTCCCCCGTCATTCGCCCAAGCCCGAGGGTCCGATCCGATGACGCTTCTCGCTTTCCACAGCACAAGTTCCGCAATCGCCGCCGCGCGTGGTCAGGCTGACTGGCGCCTGATCTTCGGCCACGTCGAGGCCTTCTGGTATCAGCCCAACGGGATCTGGGTGTTCTTCGATCCCCAGGGCCGCCGGTCTGCGATCGAGGCAATCCCCGATGGCGAGGAAGCCGAACTGCGCATCGCCATGATCTACCGCGATTGCGAAACCATCCTCCGCGCCCCGCATTCCGACCGGGAAATAGCGATTCCCCTCCATGTGACCATGACCTGCGCGTCCCAATGCGCCGCTCTCGTGGGCCTTCGTGCATATACCCCACTGGGCCTCCACAGGAAGTTGTTGGCACACGGAGCGGAGATTATTCATGCGGCGGAAGAAAGCCCCAGACACAAGTGTCATGGACGCGGAAATAGAGGCGGCGCGCGAATTGGCGGACGAGGAACGCACCCTCGCAGCCCAACAGCAAGCGGCTGACCTCACCACAGATTTCCGTTCCGCCTATGGCCGATCCGGATTTTCAATCTTTCGCGGCATGTCATGAACCCGTCCAAGGATTTCAGCACCCGCTATCTCAACGCGAAGCAATGGCGCGAAGGCATCCGTCCTCTGATCCAGGGGGCGTTCCGCTTTTGCGCGCCGGGCCGCGAATACGATTTCGTCGACATCCCGAAAGCCGTTCGCGAGAGCGATGTGTTCTCGTCGATCGGTGAAGAGGTCGCAACGGACCTTGCCGGCGATCTGGTGTCCTACTTCACGCCGCCCGAGGCGATGTGGGCCTCCTATGCTGTCATCACGGAAGTCGACCCCGACCAGGCAGATGTCGTGCTGAACCTTGTCCGCGCCCGTGAGCGCGACCTGTTCGACATGATCGCGCAGTCCAACTACAACGACGTGGCTCCGCAATGGGGGTTCGAGGCGGCCGTCCACGGCACCCCCGCCCTCTGGGTGACGCGCGGTGCCATCGGCCAGCCCATTCATTGTGAAGTGGTCCCGCCGCACGAGCTGTTGATCACCCCCGGCCACCGCTACCTCGATCGCTTCCGCGAAACGACGGTGGAGGCCTTCGCGGTCAAGCCTCTCCTTCAAGACTACAACGTGACCTATCCGCGCGAACTGGAAGAGAAGTTCGCCAAGCCGGGCGCGAAATGCGATGTGGTCTGGGGCTTCTGGGTGGACTGGTCTGACCCGAACCGCCCGCTCTGGCGCTGTGAAATCACGGTCGACGCCAAGCGCGTGACGCCCGAAGACCCCCTGACCCTTGGCGATATCGCTGGCTCCTGCCCGCTTCTGGTCGGCCGGTTCAACCCGCAGCCCGGTCAGCCGTGGGGTCGCGGTTGCGGCATCAAGGCGCTTCCTGACTTCCGCACGAACGACAGCATCGAAGACGCGATCCTCGCCGGCCTCGATCAGTCCCTTCTGAATACGCTGATCTATCCCTCCGATGGCGCGCTGGACCTGTCCGAAGGCATCGACCCCGGACGCGCATATCCCGCCGGCCCGAAGTTCGATCGGAACTCGATCTTCGAACTGAACCGCGGCGTGAACCTAGACTACGGGTATTTCTCGCAGGAATCCTACGAGCGCCGCATCCGCACCGCCTTCTATCAGGACGGGCCCACGCAACGGGGCGACACGCCGCCCACGGCAACGCAATGGGCCGACGAGCGCCGCCGGGTCCAGCAGCGGATCGGCAAGCCCTCTGCCCCCCTCTGGACCGAGATGATCCGCCCGCTGATCCAGCGCTTCGAATACCTCGGCGTCCTGACGGGGCAGATCGAGGAGGCGATCAGTCACGCGGAAGGGCAGATTCTCGTCACGCCCATCTCGCCTCTGCAAAAGGCCCAGAACTACGACAAAATCCGCGTCTTCCGGTCGAACCTCGAAACGATCGCTGCCGCAGCAGGGCCCGAAGCCCTCGTCCAGATCGTCGATCTTGGCGAAAGCCTCAAGTCGATGGTCACGACCTCGGGCGACGAAATCATGAAGATCAGGAGCGAACCTGTTGAGCAACCTGCCCAACCGCCGCAAGGATAGCGGCCCCGTTTTCGACTACCTCGTCTGGCTCTCAGATGACGCGCGGAAGAACGGAAACGTGCGGCATTTGTCGGCAGCGAAGGAAGCGATCAGGGCGATCAAGGCCGTCGCTTCGACAGAGGCAGGCGCTATCATGCTGGATTTGCTGAAAAAATCGACGCTTGAGTTCGCGCTGCCGCCTTCAACTGACGCCCGTGCATTGGAAGCACACAACGCGCAGGCGTTTATTTTCCTCGATCTTGCAAGGATTGCGACAAATGAACTGGATGAAATTCTCGACCTCGATCTTTCGAAGCCCAGCGGACGGCGGGGCCGGCGCGGTGCCGGAAGCGGCGACGGCAACTCCTGACGCGACCCCGCAGGGTGGCGAACAGGCTCCCGCGCCCGCCGCATCGACCCCCGATTTTTCGTGGGCAGGCGAGCAGTTCGTTGGCGAGGATGGCTTCAAGACCGACGAGTTCCGCGCCTACTACGAGGAATTGCTGGCCGAAAGAGCCCGTGCCGGCGAAAAGCCGCAGGCTCCCGAGGCCTACGAGTTCACCGTTCCCGAGGATATCGACTTCGGTGACATGACCCTGCCCGAAGGCTTCAAGCCCGAGATCGACCCCAAAGACCCGACCTTTCAGCCCATGTTCGACGAGTTCTCGCAACTGCTGAAAGACAACGGCCTGCCCCAAGAGGCGGCATCCGGGTTCATGGGTCTCCTGGCGAAATACGAGGCCGGCCAGCAAGCCAAGATCGCACAGGCGCACCAGGCCGAGATGCAGAAACTCGGCACCGACAAGGCGCAGGTCAGCGCCCGCCTTTCGACCGCGCAGCGCGCCCTGCAAGGCCGCGTAGGCGAAGACGCCGCCGGCGCCATCATGAAATCCATTCAGAGTTTCGAGGCTTTCCGCGCCTTGGAGAAGCTGTTGGCGCCCCAAGGTGGCAGCGCGCCGATCCCACAGCCCAAGACCGCCACCGTCGACCCAATCGCGGCTCGCTACCCCAACTCCCGAAAGGATTAAACTATGTCAACCCTGGTTCAGAAATTCCTGACCATGGCCGATGTCTACAAGCAGACCAACGGTCGCGAGGGCATCGGTCAGATCATCGAAGTGATGAACGACACTTCCCAATACATCATGGACGACTGGCTCATGATGGAATGCAACGATGGCACCAAGCATATCCACACGATCCGCACCGGCCTCCCGAGCGTTTCGTGGGGCGCGCTCTACGAGGGCATCGCTCAGTCCAAGTCTTCTTCGCAGCAGGTCACGGATACGACCGGCTTCGTCGAAGCGCTTTCCACCGTCGACCAGCGCGTTCTCGATATCGCCGGCCCGAACCGGCTCCAGGTCCGCATGAACGAAAGCGTGTCGTTCATCGAATCCATGGCGCAGGATCTCGTGAAGTCGATGTTCTACTACGACAGCGGAACCAACGTCCGTCACCCGAAAGGCCTCGGCGCCCGCTTCGGCGCGCTTGACACGACCGGCGCCGGCAACCAGATCATCGACGGCGGCGGCACCGGTTCCGACAACACCTCGATCTGGTTCGTCACCTGGTCCGATCGCGATTTCTGCGGCATCTACCCGAACGGCACGACCGGCGGGATCAAGCAGGAAGACAAGGGCCCGCAGCGCGTCACCGACGCCGCCGGCAACCCCTACTATGTCGAGGAAGAACTGTTCTCGGCGCACATGGGATGGGTGGTCAAGGACTGGCGGAACATCTCCCGCGTGGCGAACATCGACGTGTCGAACCTCCGGGCCGGCAGCGTCGATATCTACAAGCTCGCCCGGCAGGCCTACTACAAGCTGCACACACGCCGGAAGGGCAAGGTGGCCGATCAGGGCGCCGCCGGCCGCACGGTGATGTATTGCAACACCGAGGTCATGGAGGCGCTGGACGCGGCTCAGACCAACAGCGTCGGCTCCGACAACTATATCCGCCTGCGGCCGATGGAACTGGATGGAACGGAGGTCATGTCCTACCGCAACATCCCCATTCGTGAAACGGACGCGATCCTCAACACCGAAGCCCGCGTCGTCTAAGGAGAGAGACAATGATTCTTGACATGAACCTCACGCTCTCCGAGGCGCAGGCGGTCACCGCCACCGCGATCTCGGAAAACGTCATCCAATGGCCGGCGATGGGCACCCCGCCCCTTTCGTCGTCGGCCCTGACCCGGAACCTTGGTGCCGGTAACGAGATCCCGGTGCTGATCCAGGTTGTCGAAAACTTCGCGACCCTGACCAGCCTGACGATCACGCTGGAAACGTCGGCCGCTGCCAACCTTACCTCGTCCACCGTCCTCTACACGACCGGCGCGATCCCCGTCGCCAGTCTGGTTGCAGGATACCGGACTTCGATGCGCTGGCTTCCCGATGCGACCATGCTGGAATACCTCGGGCTGCGCTACACGGTCGCGGGCTCCAACGCCACCGCCGGCGCCATCACCGCGGCCATCGCCACGGAGGTCAACACCTGATGACCGACAAGGTGCAGGGTGGCGCGAAGGAAGTCGAAGTCGAGGTGAAGGCGAAGGATGCGCCCGAGACCGAGACGACCATTACCGTCATCACGACGGCGCCCGGCGTCCTGCCCGGCGGTCATTATGTCGAGCCGGGCTGGAAAGGTCTGATCGAAAAAAGCGCGTTCTCCGAAAACTGGATGCGCCAGATTCGAACGGAAAAGCCGAAGGCGAAGGAATAGCCCGGCGACTAACCTGCCTCGTGGGGCTATATGGCGAGGGCGGCTGTGCGGAACGGTCGCCCTCGTCGCATTTCGTGCATAGGGTCACATGCGCGCGAGGCGGATATTTTCCGCCATGGCTACTTCACACTCCATGTTGCAGATCATGAACGCTGCCCTTGTTTCGCAGGGTCTTGATGCTGCGGTCTCCGAGACTGATTCCAACCCGGAGTTCACGCTTCTGGTTCGCAACTGGCCGATCATCGTCGAAGCCGAGTTGCAGGATGGCCTTTACAGCTTCACCAAGCAGGAAGCGAACCTGCAAACCCGCACCGATGGGCTGTTCGGCTTCCCCGACGCCTACGCGCTGCCGGCCGATTGCCTGCACGTTCGGCACGTCTGGTCGGAAGATGCGGACGGCATCCGTGATCTGGACATGCATTGGGTGGAGGACGGATCGCGGGTCCACGTCGACAAGGCTGACGGCGTGATGATCGAATACCTCAATTCCGCCGCGACGACGGACTGGCTTCCCCGGTTCGTGAAGGGCATTCAGCTTCGTCTCGAGTCCGTCATTCGCCGGTCGGTCTGGGAAGAGGCGTCCGAAGCGCGGATGCTTGACCAGATGGCCGATGCGGAATTTGACCGGGCCCGCGTGATTTCGTCGAAGTCCCGCTCCGCAAGAGAACCCTTCCGCGACAGCCGGTTCAGCAAGGCAAGGTTCCTCCGTGGCTAGGCGGCGTCAAAACATCGTGCAGCGCGATTTTAGCCTTCTGCAAACAAAGATCGACTTCTTGGAGCGTGATGATCTGGATTTGCGGAATCGCTCACTGCGCCAAGCTAGGAATGTGCAGGCAACAATTTCTGGGGCTGTCGAGGCCCGGCCAGGCACTCAGTTCATTCGCGAGATACCCAACGGCACGACGCTTTGGGAGGAAATCTGGCCGGAAAACGACGTGAAGCGGTTCGTCTATGCCAGCGACACCGACCTATACGTGATGGAGGAAGATGGCACGATCGATTTCACCACGTCATCGGTTGGGTGGACTTCGGCAGATGATTTGTGGATGGCCAAGTTCCGCGATCAGGTCGTGATCGGGCACCCGACTACGGGAATGCAGGTGCTTTCCTACAATGGCGGGGCGTGGTCGTTGGACGATTGGACCTTTGCGACGACATCGCAGGGCGAAAGCGCGCAGCCGTTTTGGTCGTTCAATCCAGGCACCAGCATTACGCCAAGCGCCGATAGCGGAAGCATCACAGTTACAGCCACGGCGCCGGTGTTCACGGCGGCGCATGTGGGCAGCACAATCCGCTATGCCGGTAGCCAGATTGAGATCACCGGATACACAAGCGCAACGGAAGTTGACGGAACCGTTTCAGACGCGAATCTGCCTCCTAGCTATGCCATCACATTTAATTGGGAAGCGCGCGCATTTTTCACAGCAGGAAATATCGTCATATGCGCGGACAGCGGCTTTCAGGGCGTCATTGCGCAAGTGGCGTTTTTGCCGGGTAGCCCCGCCGTGGAAACTGTCTACGTCGTCGCGCTCAACCAGCTCAAGCCGGAGGTTGGCGAAATTCTGTCAGGTCCGTCGTTTTCAGATGAAATCGTGTCCGTGACAGAGGAAGGAACGCCGCGCCCGACGAGCTTTTGGGATGAAAGCCTCATGTCGGACGCGCGAGGATGGCCGGGCTCAGGTGCCGCCGCGTCTGGTCGGATGATCTTCTGCAACTTCCCCGAATTGCCTGACGTGATCGTCGGGTCGTCGGTTCGCGCCATCAATGATATCGAAATCGGCGCGGCCGATGACGACGGATTTGCCCGGCGCGAAGGGGATGGCTCCCCCCGCTTCCTTCACGCGATCAACGCGGGCGATCTTCTCCTTCTGGCGGATCGAGGCCTCTACGTGGTGCCCCTGCGCGAGGGCGCTGCCCTGTCACCCACGACGTTCAATGCCGAGCTGTTCGATCACCGCGGCGCGTCCAGCGTGAAGCCCGCGCTTGTCGGTCGGGGTATCGTCTTTGGCGAGGCGGGCGGCCGCAAGGTCGGGTTCGCCTATCTCGACGGCAACGTGGTCCTGAAATGGAACGTCCGCACGATTTCCGAGATGTATGACGATATCATCACGGAACCCGTCCATATCTGCGGCCCGGCAGCGGACAACTCCCTGCCCGAGCGATATCTGATCATCACGAACGCGGATGGCACGGCAGCGGCCATGCGCTACTTCGGGTCGCTGGACGAGGCGACGACCGGATTTTCCTTGTGGCGCACAAACGATCCCGACAATTTTCTTGGGTTTGCCCCCATATTTGGCGGATACTATGCGATCGTTGATAGAGACGTTGATGGATCGACAAAGTATTATATCGAAAAATTGGACGCGGACACGTATGTCGATTGCGCCAAATTTACGGCCGCAGGAGTGCAGCCGGATATGTCGCACCTAAGAGGCGAGACAATCCAGTTCTACGACAATGGCTATGATCTGGGCGACAGGGTTATGCCGGTCAGCGGCGCCATGGGTGACCAGCCCGATATGGCAGACGGTGGGCAAGCAGGGCTTGCGATCGTTTCGACGGTGGCGCCTTGGCCGAAGGCGGTAACAGACTCAATGCGCGATGGGCGGTTTCCAACGCGAACCTTTATGTTCCATGTGAGCGTTCAGGGCACCGGGCTTTTTGACGCAACATGCAACAATCACACTCGGACTCTCGGCGGATACGACGTTGGCTCCGATCTCAGCGAGCCGCCGCCAGTAAGAACAAAGCCCTATCGCATCCCGTTTTTCGGCCGCAGCTTCCACCCATTGATGGTGGTAAAAAAGGTGCGACCTGGGCCGTTTAAGATTTTGCAAGTCGGCCAGGAGGTCCAATACTGATGCCCGCATGGCTTATCCCCGCCGCCCTTGGCCTCCGCGCAGCAACCAGCATCTTCGAAGGCATTGGTCAGGCGCAACAGGCCCGCGCTGAACAACGCCAGGCCGAGACGAATGCGTTCATCGGCCGCACCCGCGCACGACAGGGTGACGCCTTCGATCGCCGGGCCCTGTCTGACGAGCTGGCGACGATGCGCAACGCATTTGCCGCCAACGGGCAATCGGGCGGCGTCGGCACGTTCGAAATGCTGCAAGAGCTTCGCGATGTGCGGAACCGGGAGCGCGGGATCAACTTCAACAACCGGATGATGGAAGCCTACGACTTTGATGCGGCCGGGCGACAGGCTGGGCAACGGGCAACGTGGGGCTTCCTCGGCGGTGTCGCGAGGGCCGGGCAATCCTTGTTCAGCCTCTATGACTATAGCCAAGGCGGGATTGGATAATGGCCGAGCTGCGAAAGATCACCGAACGCCCCGCTCTGAGCAATTTCAGCCGTGCACCAGCCCAAGGCGGCACGGCCTTCCTCGGTTTGGCCGGCATTATGCAGGAGGCGTATCGCGCGCTGGAACCTGCTGCGATGCAGGAGGCCGAACGTCAGGGCATGGAGCAAGGCCTTGCGGAAGCGCAGCGCGATATAGGCGAGCCGCGCCCGATCTATCCGCTTTACGGGCAGAACGGTCAGCCGCAGGCGCGCATGTCGTCCTCGGAATGGGACGGTCAGGATCTAGCCTCGGGCATTGTGGCGACAGCAAATGCCCTGCAAATGTCGCCCGAAGTCCTCTCAACGATCATTTCCTATGAGACAGGCGGAACGTTCGATCCGACACAGCCGGGCCCAACAACACAATGGGGACAGCATCGCGGCTTGATCCAGTTTGGCGAACCGCAGGCGCGAGAGTATGGCGTTGATTGGAATGACCCGATCGGATCGCAACTTGGGCCGAATGGCGCGATCGCCAACTACTTCCGGAGCAATGGGTGGCAACCCGGCATGTCGGAGTTGGACGCCTATTCTATCGTGAACGCCGGCGGTCCTGGGCTATACAACCGCTCTGACGCGAACAACGGTGGTGCGCCCGGCACTGTTGCCGACAAGGTGAACAACCAGTTTGGCCCGCACAGAGAGAATGCGCGGCGCCTTCTGTCCGCCATCGGCGCAGATGGCGCAGACCTTGAAGCCCGCGTCAGTTCCGGTGGTCTCGCCCCGGTTCTTGGCGAGCCAGACGTAGCCGCGCCCGGTGGCTCCGTTCCCGCGGCCCCGCCGGCAGAGCCGACCAGCATTCGCACCGCCGATGGCCGGATCGAGAACCGCCGGTATTCCCCGCTGTCTGGGCCGATCCTGCAAGCGCACAATGCTGCTGCCGATCTGGCCTATGCGTCGGAAGTGACCAACCGCTACGTCACGGACATGGTGAGCATCGCCAACGAAATGGCGGGCAACCCCGAGGGCGTCCGTCAGCGTGGCGAGGCAATGATTGATCAGATGGTCGAGAACGCCCACGAGAGCCTGCGCACCCCGCTGCGAATGCAATTAGAGCAAGAGCTTGGGCAGGTCTACCGCGGCGCCATGGACCAGATGCACCGCGAGGTCCGTCAGCGCGCGTCCAACTCCAACCTTGCCCTGGTGAACCGCTACAGCGACGACTATTCGGACGCGCTTCTGTCGGGCGATCAGGATCAAATCAATGCGTCCCGTCAGCGTCTTGAAGAAACGCTGATCGCGCGCACCAGCCTGCCCGGCCTTGCCTATACCCCGGAGCAAGCGCAGAACGTCATTCTCGCCGCCGAGGACGCCGCAGAGCAAATGCGGGAAGCGCGCCGGGATCAGCAAGTCGCTGAGTGGGGCGATATGCTTGAAGACATCACCGGCACCGCAGCGATGGGCTACGTCCATGACAACGAGGCGGTTTTGGCAAACCCGGCTATTCGCGCCGCGCGGCCGGAAGAATGGCAGCGCGCCGTGGATACCGTCCTCATTCGCGAGTTGACACCGGAGTTCCTGCGCGCCCCGCCGGCAGAACAGCAAGCGTTCATCGACGATCTGCGCAACGATCCCGTCCCCTCGGAAGACGCCGCGCGCCAGGTGGAGGCGCTGGATCGCATTCGCCAATCCAACGTGGAGGCGCTGCAAGACGACCCGATCACTTGGGCGCGTGAACGTCGCAGCCGGAACAAGCCGCCTGAGCTGCCGGATTTCATGGGCGTAATCGAGGGTTCTGTCACGCAGGATCAGTTCGTCGCAGGCTTCCAGCGCCGGATGGATTACGCAACGCAGATGACGATCGATGGCTTCACGCCGCAGCCGGTGTTCTTCGATCAGGCAGAGCGCGAGGCGCTGTCGTCCTTGGTCGGTGAAGATACGGAATGGGCGGTGCGAGGTGCGGCGGCTGTTGCCCTGATCCGCGCGGCGGGCCCGAACGCCGGTCTTGTCATGGAGCAACTGGATGCAGACCCGGCGCTTGTTCACGGCGCAAGCATTTCGGCCTTGGGCGGATCACCCCAACTCGCCGCCGATATCGTGCGCGGAATGGAGTTGATCGACAGCGGCACAATTCAGATGCCGTCCAACGCCACGACGATCGAGCATCTGGTCGAAAACGATTGGGGCACGACCGGCATCAACGGCGACGATATCCACAACGCGGTGCCCAACATTCCAAACCTGCGCGGCCAACTGCAATCGGCGGCGCGGGCACTCTACGCACTGGATGCGCGGGGCGTTCTCACGGGTGATATGGATGAAGGCGATACGCTGCGCCGGGCGTATCAGGAGGCCCTGGGGCAGCACACGGACAACTTCGGCGTGGTGCGCGGCGGCGTCCAAGAGGTCAACGGTCAGCCCGCCCTGTTGCCGCCCTCGGTTTCTGCAAGCGATCTGAGCGTGGCATTGCGCGTTGCGGTCGGCGTTCCCGCCGTGAACCGCACCCAAGGCGGCGGCTTCACGCGCGAGGCGACAGAGCCGCAGCCTGATATGTGGGGTGGCAGCATCCCCTATCTCGCCACTCAGGAGGGTCGTGAGCCACTGTCGCATTCCGACCTGGAAGATACGCGCCTTGTCCCGATCACGCGGGGCGAACAGGTCGTCGAAGGTCGCTACCGGATGGAATACACGATCGGCAACAACACCTATGATGTGACCGGCGAAGATGGCTCGGTCTTCGTCTTTGATGTGAACACGCTGCTGGAGGGCCTGCGCTGATGTTTGTGTCTGGCGAGAATTTCGTCGCTCCCGAATTGACGCCGCGCCTTCCAAGCCGCGGCGTTCAGTCGTTTTGGCAGGGGCTTGCGTCAAACTTCGAAGCGGAGCGGATCGAGACTGATTCCTACGGCCAGCTTGGATCGCTTCAAGCCGAGGTCAGGGACCGCATCCGGTCTGCCGTGACGGAGGCGATGGGCGAGGATGAAGTGAACCGGCGCCTCGCTGAGAACGCGCCTCGCCGGGAACAGCCGGGCCGGCGCGAACGTCGGGAAAGCGGCCTTATCCTGCAAATGGCGCAAGAGGCGGCGCAATCGTCACCGGACCTGTTTCGGGGCTTGCCAACTACTTCCGACGAGTTCGACACCTTCGTGCGGGAAGAATACCAGGCGGAATATCAGGACGTGATGGATACCGCGGGCATGGTGGGGGTGATGCCGGGTGTTGCGTCGTTCTTGGGCCGCAGCGCCGCCGCCCTGACGGACCCGACAAGCATCATGCTTGGCCTTGCATCCGGCGGAACGGGTTCTGTGGCGCGAATATTCCTGCGTGAATCCGCGCTTGGCGCCGCAGCGGAAGCCGCGATCCTGCCCCGCCAGAATCAGATGGCCGACTACCTGAACATCGAACGGCCAAACGCAGCCGCGCAGATCGCCCTCGGCGCGGCTCTCGGTGGTGCGTTCTATGGGGGTCTGACGGTGGCAACCCGCGCAGGCCGGGCCCAGGTCAGTCAGGAATACGCCCGCGCGCTGGAATATGCCCGGTCGCGGGTGCAGCAAGTTCCCGACTACGCGCCCGAGAAAGGCGTGGAAGCACAGGCGGCGATCGACGAGGCAGAGCGGATCGCCACCGAGAATGACGCCATCTTCGACTTCACCCCGTCCGACACACCCCCTGAGAGGCCCACAGAGCGGCCACAGGACGTTATCCCGGCCCAACCCGACCAGATGGCCCAGGACGACGTAGAGGCGTCCCTACGGGCTGAAATTGAGCGCCTACAGCAAGAGGAAGGCCTGCCGCCCAAGCCCATGTCGCGGTATCTCATGCAGCGGGAACCCGAGCGACTGCCGGATGGCACCATTCGAACGTCGCAAATCCGCCCCGGCGGGCAGGCCGCGCAGACGCTTCAATCCCTCGGCATCACAAGCAGGTCCAGACCGGGCCTGTTTTCGCGTCGTGGGCAGGATGATCTGGACAACCTGCCGGCGGATGAATTGGAAGGCGAGTTTCCCGGTATCACCGATCTTGCCGGGCGGTCGGACGATGGCATCTACATCAACCAAGAGGGCTTCCTTCAACAGCTTGCCCGCGAGTTGAACAACGAGACGGTGGATATCGGGCCCAATCGGCGCATTCGGGAGTTGGAGGAACAGCTTGCCGAGTATCAACGCCTGCGCGATCTGGCGGACGAACCGATCGAGCCGGTTGATTACGGTGGCGATGCGGTCGAATTGTCTGACGAAATGGAGCGGGTGCGAGGGCAGGTCAACGATGCGCTTGTGGGCCGGGGCATCGACGAGATGCTGACCGCCGAAGAAAAGGATGCGCTCGTCAACATAATCGGGCAGTATGGTGGCCGCATTGATGACAGCCTCGACGAGATTGACCGGGCAGACCTACAGAGGGCGGGAGCCGATGAACACCGATATGCAGACCTACCTTGGGATGACCCGCGAAATGCAGCGGAACCACCGCAAGGCTCAAGCGATCCTGCAACGCGAGGACCGGACGCCGCAGCAGCGGGAAGCGGCCGAGCGGGTGATCAAGCGGATCGAAGCCCGCGCACAGAGCCGACGGCAGCAGGCGAACAGCAACTCATAGAGGGCGTCGAGCCCATCACAGCGCGGGATAGGCTCCAGGAGGCCATGGGCGCCCGTATGGGGGGCGATGCGCGCGGTCCCGACAGTGAGGTCGGCGGATTGTTCGACCCCCACGACAAGGCCCGTATGGACCTGTTTGACGATCCGATGGGCGAAGGCCTGTTTGGCGCGAACAAGGCCGCGGCGGATGACATGCGCGAGTTCCTGGAAAGCAACCCAGAGTTTTCAGAGGTTGGCGTCACGATCGAGGTCGAACCCGGCGTCATGGAAACCCGCAGCCCGAAGGATTGGCTGGATGACATGGACGGCGACGAGGCCTTCTTGAAGGAGGTCAATATGTGCCGCATCGGAGGCCCGCAATGAGCTTTGCAGACTGCATTCGCCGCGCGATGGGCGCGGACGCCACGCAAAAGGAAAGAGGCGAGGCGGCAACTGAGTTGTGGCGCGAGGCCGCGGATCGCTATGAGCGGGCCGGATACAGCCGCCACATGGCAGAGCAAGCCGCAGCCGAAGACGTGGAGGCTGTTCTTCGACAAGGCCTCAAGACCAAGCGACACACGACCATGGCGCAACTGAGCAAGATGCGCGAAAATTTCCTGATGGTGCAGAACGCGGAAAAGAAGTGGGAGCTTCCGCTGCGCGTGATCGAGTTCGCCTCTAACTCGCCCAACCGGAACCGGAACGTCGTGGCCGAGATGAACGCTCTGCGCGCGCAGTTCAATGCAGATCTTCAAGAGGCGTTTCGCTACCACTCCCGCGACATCAAGGGCAGCGTCCGGAACAAGGCGATGCTCAAGGACGTGATGCGCGAATTGAACGGCGAGGGCAGCACGTCACCGCAAGCCAAGGCCGTTGCCAGCGCGGTTCGAGACTCCTTCGAGCGTATGCGCCTTTTGTTCAACGCGGCCGGTGGCGATATTGGCAAGCTGGAATACTACGACATCCCGCACAAGCATGACCGCCGGTCCATCATTGAAGCCGGCGCGACCAAAGACGAGGCGTTCGACAACTGGTTCAAGGAGATTGCGCCGCTTCTGGATTGGTCGAAGATCCAGAATTACGCCACGCGGCGCCCGTTCTCGGCCGATGGTCGCCCGCCGCCCGCCGATGTGCAGCGCGGGTTTCTCTCCGATATCTTCGACACGATCTACACGGACGGGATCAACAAGCAGACCGTCACCTGGAGCATGAAGCAGGGCCGGGCCCTTCACAACAAGCACAGCGATCCGCGCATCCTGCACTTCAAGAACGCGGACGCATGGATGAAATACAACGAGCGGTTTGGGTCATCTGGACCGTTCGAGGCGATCATGGGTCACGCTCACGCTATGGCGCGCGATATCGCAATGATGCGGGTTCTCGGGCCGTCTCACACAACCGGCTTGCAGAACGTCTATGACTACGCGCGAAAGGCCTTGCAGAACGACCCCAAGGGCCTCGACAAGCTGGATGGCGCCTACAAGAAGGCGCAGACCATGCTGGACGATATCAGCGGTCGGCACCATGTCCCTGCGGCGAACCACCAGGTTCGTGCCCGGTTCTTCTCTGGCGTTCGTCAGGTCATGAGCGCCGCGCACCTTGGCTCCGCAATGCTTGTGTCCATGTCGGACAGCGTTGCCATGGGCTTGGCGGCGCGGTCGATCGGGATGAACCCGCGCAACCCGATTAGCCGGCACGTCAATCTTATGGCGTCATCGGCCACGCGGGAGTCCGCGGCCCGGATGGGGTATATCGCGGACACGTTGGCCGATGCGGGAAATACGATGGCGCGTTTCATGGGCGAGGCGCCGTCGTCGGAATGGTCAGAGAGATTGAACGGATTTGTCATGCGCGCCCAAGGGCTTGCGTTCTGGACAGACATGGGGCGCATTGCGTTCCAGATGGAGTTTGCCGGCGCGCTGGCTGACGCTCGAACGCTTGGCGATCTCGACCCGCAACTTGCCAAGGCCCTGCGGCAGCGCGGCATCACGGACGAGGATTGGGCGCTGTTCGCCAACCGTGACCACCATTTCGTCACCGACAGCGGGGAGCGGTTCGCATCGCCTTACTACTGGAAAAATTCCGCGGTGCAGGCCGGTATGGACGTGGAGCAAGCGGAGCGGATCGCCCTGACGATCGAGGGCCTTGGTCGCGAGTATGGCGAAATCGCTGTGCCGTCGATCAACTACGAGGCGCGGGCGACCCTTGGCGGATGGGGCAAGCCGGGCACGATCGCAGGTGAGCTTGAGAGGTCGATGCTGTCCTATAAGAGCTATGCCCTGACCTTCACAATCAACCAGGCCCGTCAGTTCATGGCCGCGCCCACGCCGATGCGGAAGGGCGAATACATGATGGCGGGCCTTGCCATGTTCACCGTCATGGGTGCCGTGGGCGTTCAACTGAAAGAGGTCGCAAAGGGCAACGATCCGCGCCCGATGGATCAGCCGAATTTTTGGGCCGCGGCGTTCCTTCAAGGTGGCGGCGCGGGCGTTGCGGGCGATCTGTTCAACGCAGCGGAAACCCGGATCGGTGGCGGCTTGGCCAACTGGATTGCCGGGCCCATGGTCAATCTGGCGCAGGACTCCTTCAATCTGACGGCAGGCAATGCGGTTGCGGCCATGCGCGGCGACGAGGCAAACGCCGGGCGCGATCTGACGCGGTTCCTGTCTCGCTACACGCCGGGCTCGACCTTCTGGCCTACCCGCGCCGCTATGGACCGAATGCTCTGGGATCAGATGCAGAAGATCCTTGACCCGGAGGCCGATGCCGAAATGCGCAAGCAGATCAACCGGCAGCGAACGGACTACGGGAACCAGTCATATTGGCAACCGGGCGAGATGCTTCCCGATCGAGCGCCGTCCTTTAACCCCTAACGTGCATACGTCGCGGGGGCCTACGCGCGGCACTTTTGCCGCATGGCTACGATACCCGCAGATGACCGCTCAAAGACGGTAACACTAGGCTCCGCCAGCGCGGGGCCTTTTCTCGTTGGCTTTCGCCTGTTTTCGAACACGGATCTGAAAGTCTATGTCAACAACGTCGAAAGGTCAGACTTTGAGATTTCAGCGAGTTATGTCGACGGCTATTCCGACAATGCCTCCATCACTTTCGACGCGGCCCTTGATGGTGCCGACATCTTGCGGATCGACGGGTATATCAATCCAGATCGCGCTGAGGACTACATCAACGGGGAGCCCAATATCGTTGCTAAGCTGAACGCAGAACTCGGCCGGAGTGCGGCGGCCCTGCAAGAGCTTCGACGGGACGCGGACAAGGGAACCGCAGGGCTTGAACGCGCCGACGATGCCTACAATCTGGCTGACAGCGCCTACGACTTGGCGCAGGCAGGGGCTACCTCCGTCACGCTGGACAAGCGCACCGATTTGATCACTTATCGAGCCGGCGGTCAGTTCAGTGATGACCCGGAAGGCACGGTATATCGCGTTGATGGCGATGACTATGTAAAGGCCACAGGCGTCAGGTTTATCCCTGACCTTGACGACATGGCCCCAAGTGGCGACACCACGTCGTTCCGCACTTTTGGCGCCTTGGGCAACGCCGTCATTTCCGCAGATCGCACCAGCGCAACCGGAACCGACGACACAGCGGCAATTCAGGCGGCGTTCACATGGCAGCAAGCCAGAAAGGGTCGCAAACTTCTCGGCAAGGCGGGTGCCGTCTATCTTGTCACGGACACGATCACGACCAGCGGCGAAGATATCAACGTCGACTTCCGCGGTGCGACGATTTTCAAGAACAGTTCTGGAACGCTGTTTTCCTTCCCGCCTGCAACGATCAGATATTACGACCTGAGCGCGAACTACACCAAGGGCGCGTTGACGATCCCGGTCAGTACCACGACCACGGCGCTGGACGTTGGGCAACCTTTCATTGTCCTTTCGGATGCGATCGCTCCTTACAACCGTGACAGCGAGGACAACGCCAACCAGTTCCGAGTTGCCGAATGGGCATTCGCCGCCACCGGCACGACGGCCACCAGCATCGCTCTCAAGGCGCCGCTTTCGCGGGTCAGGGGTATAAGCACCGCCAACGCAGACCAGGGCATTGTCACGGCGGGATCGTTCGTCACGGGGCGCAGCTATACGATCCTCACGGTCGGATCGACTGACTTCACAGCCATCGGGGCTGCATCGAACACCAAGGGAGTGACCTTCACTGCGACGGGTGCCGGGACGGGCACGGGCACCGCCACATCTGACGAGGCACGGATTGATGCCTTCACGACAGCGCAGAGTGCGAGGATTGCGATTCCAGCCATCAAGTTGCTGAACGTCCGGAACGCCCGGATCATGTATGCCGAAGGGCATGGGCAGGGGTCGGGGTCGATCTGGCAGGGCACGGCGTTCAGCGTGTTCGGCTACACGGGCGAGTTCGCCAACATCGACCAGCAACGCGGCTACGATGGCTGCATCCAGTTGAACGGCACCGTCAATATGAAGGTGACGAACTGCACAGCCCGCCATCTGGAAAACAATACGGGCGACAATCAATATGGCTACGGAGTCGAAGATAAGGGCTATGGCACGGTAGTTGATAACTGCCGGTGGGATTTCTGCCGGCACGGTTACACGACCGGCTCCGCGTCGATCACGGCGGGCGAGGAAGGGAACTCGATTATTGCCGCTGCTGGGCCTTATGGCTGCACCATCCGCGATTGCGTAGGCACCAACACGGGAGCGCAGGCCGCTTTCGATACGCATCACGGCTGCGAGAACATCACGTTCATCAACTGCAAATCCGACAGGACGGAAGAAGAAGGCTTTGCCATCCGGGGCATCAATATCCGTCTGGTCTCGCCGGTTGTGCGCAATTCCAGCGGCCGCGGGATGTTCCTGTTCACGGACGACAACAACACGGGAGGCGCGGATGATCGCTCTCTCGCAGGCAAGACGCAGGACGATTACACGTCTGTGACGGTCATTGATGCGGATATCGAAAGCATCGACGTGCCGTTTCATGTGAAGTGGGCGCGAGCTTATATCAGCGGATACACGAGGACGCGGACGGCAGGCCACAAGCTGTTTGATATTCAAGGCGTGATCGTTTTTAACGGCATCGCCCAACACGAACACACGCTCAAGGATGGAGCTTGGACGGCCAACGCGCAGAACGCCGAAGGCGTCATCAATCTGATCGAACCGGGCAATCACCCGTCTGATCTGGTTTGGCCGACATCTCGGATCACGGTTCGCCGTGGAAGCGATATTGTCTGTGAATGCGGTGATGCGACCAGCACAGGCACCTTTGGCGTGAACATGCCGAACACGGATTGCCAGATCGTCAACCGGGGCCGGGTGAAGATCACGCTCCCGAGTGACGGCAAACTGTTTTCGGCAAGCGGCAACGCGACGACTTCTGACGGTGGTGTGTTCGAGATTGAGCTTGATGCGTCTCTTGATGATGCGAACGACCACAACCTGACTGATCGAAGGGCGGCGGTCTTTTCGACAGATGGTCGGGTTCGGCATGGCGGCTTTTCTGTCTTGGAGTTCTCGACCCGTGCTGCCGCGATTGCCGCGTTGTCCAAGATGTATGTGGGCCAGCACTTCAAGATCGGCGATCTGCAATTCCAGAAGGTTGCTTCGTCGTCGGCTATCTCGGACATGTCGAATGTCATCCCGGCGGGAGATACCTCCGTCAAACACTTCGGCGCGACGGGCGATGGATCGACCGACGACACGGCGGCGTTGCAGGCGGCGATTGACTACATGGAGGCGAACAACGGCGGAAAACTCCATTGGCCGGATGGTGTCTATGTCATCACCGACACATTGACCCAGACAGGAGACTGCATTCGACACATCGGCGGGGCGTTTGAGGCAGCGGATTTGAGCCTTGTCGAAGACGGTTATGCTCAGTTTCTCGCCAATGCTCCTGTCGTGATCCAATGGGATTCCGGCACGACTGGTGACAAGATGTTTCGGATCACTATTGCCGATGAAACCGGGGCGGGCCGGGTTGCGATGGGGAACGGCATGGACGGGATTGTCCTTGATGGGCAGAACGTCGCGACCATTGGCCTTGAGTTGATCAGCCAGAGGGGCGGTCGGTGGAACGTGGCATCCATTCGATGCACATCGGCAAATTTCTCCTTCGGCGTCTGCCTCAATGGTGTGGCGAATGCCGCCGGAACGTCTGGCGATGGTAATGCGTCGATGACTGACAACGTGTTCCGTCTGTTTGGATGCAATCGAGGCATCGGAGGGAACACGGCTTATACCTTGGTTTGCTGGGGGACGGGCGCAGACTTTGACGGAAACGTTTCGCTTAACACGTTCGAGTCCTGCACGTTCTTTGGCGCGATCAGCCAACATCTCCACTTTGGTGACACGGATGGGAATACTCTCGTCGGCTGTCGTTGGGGCGGCTCCCTGACTTGGCATGCTGATGACACGTTGTCCGGATGGGGTTCGTCAGAGCAAAAGTCACGCCACAACGTTATAATAGGTGGCCAAGGATCAATCATCGCTAAAGCATCCACAACTACGGGCCAGCATTCTTGGGGCAACGTGGTTTACGGGTATTCCACGGGCAACAGCATTTCGCTTCCGACGATTGAAGATGGCGCGGATATGACGATTTTCTCGACCGGGCCTGATCAAGCTTCGCGTCTTGGCGGGTTGGCTTATGGGAAAGCGCATGCTGGCGTTCGTGTGACCCGTGACGCAGCCCAAACAATCCCAACCGGCGTTCCTACTGTGGTTTCGTTCAACAGCATTGGCGTCGATCCATTGGATGCGGTGGATGGCTCCTACAACATCACCGTTCCGAACGGGATCAAATACGCGAACATCACGTTTCGATGGGCGTGGGAGAACAACAGCACGGGGGCGCGACTTGCTACGATTCTCCTTAATGGATCGGCCACGGCAGATGATCGCCGTGTAGCATCCAATGAGTCATTCGGGAGCCTGACAACCGGCATCATCAGCGTCAGCCCCGGAGACACCATCGGAGCGCGGGTGTTCCAAAATTCTGGCGGCGACTTGGACCTGACAGCAGACAAGCCCGTTCTTTCTGTGGAGTTTCTCTGATGCAAATCACCACACGCACCGCCCTTGAAGTCGCCCATCACGAGGGAGTTGTTCGCCAAGCCTATCGCGACAGCGTGGGTGTCTGGACATGGGGCTTTGGACTGACGGACGCCTCGGGGCATTCGGTCGGGCGATACAAGGGCAACCCGGTCCCGATGGAGAAGTGCGTCGAAATCTGGCTCTGGGTCTTGGAGAAATACGCCAAGGACGTTCGGGACGCCTTTCGCGGTCACGATCTGACGGAAGCGCAATTCGCGGCCGCGCTGTCGTTCCACTGGAACACGGGGTCGATCCACAAGGCAACGTGGGTGAAGCAATGGAAGGCCGGTGACACGGTTGCCGCCCGCGCCTCGATCATGAATTGGCGCAAGCCTGCCGAAATCATCCCGCGCCGGAAGGCAGAGCGCGATCTGTTCTTTTACGGCAAATGGTCGGGCAGCGGGAAGGTTACGGAATACACCCGCCTGCATCGCACCTACACGCCGGATTGGTCGAGCGCGGTGCGCGTGGATATCCGCGAACAGGTGGACAGCCTCTTGGGCAACAGAGCGCCCGTAGAGGCCCCGCAGGCATCACCGGCCCCTTGGGTCGAGGAAAGGCCCACACCGGGCGTCTGGGCGGCTCTGGCGCGCCTCTGGGCATACTTGACAGGAGGCAGACCATGAAACCGATCTGGAAATCCAGAATGGTCCTTTTCAACCTTGCCGGGTTGATCGCGGGCATCCTTGAGGCACTGGTCGATGTTGTCCCGGCCGATTGGCAGCCCTACGTAGTCGCGGCCTTCACGATCATCAACATGATCTTGCGCTTCGACACGACGAAGCCGGTCAGCTTCCGGGCGCAGAAATGACCGACCTGATCAACGCAGCCATCGGCCTTGTCGTCGTCTGCGTCGTGGGCTGGATCGTCCTGCGCAACGTGCGCAAGGCAGAACGCGAAAGGATCGAGCAAGATGCGAAAGATGAAGCCGCCCGCCGCGTGGTCGAGGGTCGCAAGCGGATGCTTGATGGGCGTGATATGCCTCCTGACGAGCGCCTGCGCCGGAATGACGGTTCCTGGTGACGCCGGGTGCTTCGCCTATGCAGAGGCCCGCGCGCAGATGCCAGATGCAGCCCTCCCGCCTGGACCTTGGGCGATGTGGATTGCAGATACCGATGATTTTCTTACCGGCACATGTAGGGGGTAACGATGGATGATTTTCAATGGTTGATTGGAACCGGGCTAACTGCGCTGATCTTCTGCGCGGGCGTCGTTGCCGGGTTCTTCTGGCGCATCCTTGGCATGATCCGTCGGCTGGAAGATGAAATGGACAGGAACACAAAAGAGCTGCACCAGCGCGTAAATACCTTGCGCGATGACACCGTGAAAAAGACGGATGTGGAGCGGGAGTTCGCCATCCTTCGGCAGACCATGCTGGAAATGCGCGAAGATCAGAAAGCCACGGCGAAGGAAACGCGCGAGGTTCTGGCGTCGATTTCCGAACACCTTTTGCGAGTGCGAAACACGAGCTGACTTTCCGATCCGGGTGGTCCGGATAGCCGATCCCGATGGACGGCTGAAACCCAAGCGGTCTGGCGCTTGATGAAACCCAGACACTCCCACAGCGACGTGCTGTTGTCCCTGCCCTGGTCGGCTGTTCCCCGGCCAGGGCATCTTCGTGCATGAAATACAGGCCTTCGCGCGTGGTTTTCTCTTTCCAACGCCGGAATAATGGAGATCCCCGATGGCCGCTTTTGAAGACCATGTTGCAGTCCCGCAAAGGACCGTGACCGAACTGACCGATGGCGCCGATATCGCGTCGGGAATCCGGGTCCAGGTATTCGGAAACGCCAAGGTCCGCTTCAAGGCAGTCGCAACGGGTGGGTCCGCGCCGACAAATGCAGCAGGGTTCGACGGAGGCCTGACGCTTGAAAACTGGCAGGCGGCCGATGAAGGGGATCTGAGCAAGGCCGTCACCGTCGCGCGGGTATACGCATGGTGCGAGGACAGCAACGCGATCGTCAGCGTATCCCATGACTGAGACGCCTTTCCTGACGCGGCGCGGCTCGCCGTTTCTGTTCGGCCGCCGGCGTCCGGGCGGGGGTGGTGCGCCTGAAGATGCCTCAGTTGTCACTTGGGACAGCAATGCAGATACATACACTCAGTCTTTGTATGCTGAGGACACTTCAGTTGTCACTTGGGACAGCAATGCAGATACATACACTCAAAGCACATATGGAGCATAACTATGGGCTTGCATACACCTTGGGAAGACATGAAGCGATGCGTTCTGAACGCAGACGGCTCTGTCAACTACTATCTCAATCCTTCCGACAGCACAGAGAAGGCGGACGGCAGCGCGGCTAATATTGACGGCACTGACGGCAATGTCATGGTTGAGATCCCGAAGTTTTATTACCGGCATACGCTCGTTGGCCCGCTGAACACTTGGAAGATCAGAACCACTCCCTTGGCGGGTTACACCTTGCATCCAGCCTTCACAAAAGCGGGCGTGGAGGTGAACTATCGCTACATCGGCGCTTACGACGCCTGTTATCTGGACGCGACAGACAGCACCTACAAGTCTGGCTTGAACCTCGACGACATGGCCAGCAACCTTGACCTCGCCAATGACAAGCTGGCGTCGGTGTCTGGCGTGTATCCTCTGGTGGGCGTGACGCGGGACGAGTGCCGAACGCTGGCCGAGAACAACGGCACGGGGTGGCATCAACTGGACTTTGCGCTCTGGTCGGCTATCCAGATGCTCTACCTCGTGGAATACGCTGACTTCAACACGCAGGCGAACCTTGGGGATGGGAATACGGGCGCGTCCTACGTCGCATCTTCGTCCAGCCAAACCGACAGCCCTCATTCCGTAGCGGGCAAATCCAATTCCCTTGGCAATGCCTCGACGGACGCAACCTCGGGCGCATCCAGCGCCACACGCGACACCGCGTTCATGTCCTATCGCGGCATCGAAAACTGGTATGGCAATACTTGGACGTGGGCAGACGGCATCAACGTCAACGAAGACTCTGCGGGCAACGTCCACATCACGAATGACTACCGTGACTTCGCTGACGACACGACTACCGGCTACACGCTGGTGTCGTCGTCCTTCCCTACGAGTTCTGGCTTTATCCGCAACATCCTGAAAACGGGCGCTTATTTTCTAAGTGGCGATAATACGGGAGGTTCGTCCACCACGTATTTGACTGATTATCACTTTGCCTCCGCCTCGGCGTCGCGGGTGGTTCGTGTCGGCGGTAGTGCGAATGATGGCGCGGTTGCGGGTGCGTTCTACGTGCGTTCGAATGGTGGTGCGAGCTTTGCGAGTCGTGATTTCGGCGCGCGGCTCTGCTGGTGATATAGATGCAACAGAATAGGGTGACATCTCTAGTGTATTCCACCTCTGCATCACAGGTGGTGCATGTCAGCAGTAACGCGAATAATGGCGCGGAGGTTTAAGCCCTCACAAGATTGTAGGTGGAGCAGGGTCTTACTGGCGTTGGTGCAAGCACGGTCAAGGTCGAGCGCTGTGGTCCAAGCACATGACTATTGACGCATTGTCGGCTATAAAAACAGCCAAGGCGCTCATCAAGGAGAAACAATCATGCAAGTAACAGCAAGCTGGGAACTCCCCATCTACCAAGTCATCGGCCCTGTGGTTCGGGTGCATTGGGATTGCGTCCACACCACGGGAGAGGATGAGTTCCAAGGCCCCTACGATGTCTGGACCGCGCAGGAAGCCGTTGTGCCTCTGGACGCAGACCGCGAGACCTTCGTGCGCATTGTCAACGAGGCAGGTGGCGACGGTAACGCCCTAGCAGATGGATGGTTCACATGATCTTGACCGTAGCCTGCCCCGTAACCCTTTGACGGGGAACGGGGCAGGTTTCACACAGCGCCGCATCATGACACATCGCTGATTGTCACATCCTCCTGATCCACAGCGCTTTTCCGGTTTCGCCCGTTGGATTGTGGATCAAGAGGTCGCCCGTTCGAACCGGGCAGGCGGTACCAGAAAATCAAGGACTTAGGAGATTTTCCGGATGTGCCATAGGGGCGCGGATGTGACGTGATGTGTCATGCGCGCGGCGGTGTTCATGATTCGAGCGCGTCCGCGGCATCAATGTAGCTTTGGATCTCGCTGGCTTCGCCTTCTGTAATGCTTTCGTCATCCACGCCAACGTCAGCGTAGGATAGGAAATAAGTCCCTTCGCAGTCGCCAACGTGTATGGCGTATCTGCCTATAAGGCGCTTGAGGCGGGACACTTCGGCCTCTAGGGCTTCGATGCGCGCGGCGGTGTTCACGATTCGAGCGCGTCGGCCTGCTTGACGGTCTGCGCGGCCGTCTTTGTTGTGCAGGGGTGGCATAGTGTATTTGAAAGCCAAGTGCAGACTTGGTTGCTGCAACCAGATGTGGCGCAATCCTTCCACCAAAAAGGACCGTCTTCATCGTTAAACAAAGAATACCCAGGCGTTTCTCTCTCGCCTTGGAATTTCTTGATTGCTCCGCTCATCACACGTTCCTCATTTCTTGATAGGTCGTCTTGCCTTGCGGCGGTGCATCCATTCGCCCTGGAGGTCTCGCAGTAGCTTCATGCCGACGCCTATGGAGGCGCCACTTCCTTTAGCGACCAAGTAGGATGAATAGCCAAAGCCAATCCTCCAACCCGCAGCATTGTCGCGCCGCCACTGGTATGGCGTCCTGCCGTGGGTGTATCTTCCATCTTTGTGCCGTTTTATTGGTTTTTCGCCGCTCATGTGCATCAGACATTCCTTAGCTTGATCACGTTCGCCGCTCCGTGCGCCCTGTCACGGGCATAGCGGGTGGTCATGTCGATGCTGGCATGTCCTGCCGCATCACGTAGTAGGGTGGGATCTGCACCTAGGCGCTTGGCCTCGGTGATCGCACCTGCCCGCACGTCGCGAACCTGCAACTCCTTCGGCAGATCGAGCGCGTCACGCAGCCGGCGCCATGCGATATGCCATCCGTCGCGGGTATAGGGTTCACCGTGGGTGTTCAGGATGATGGGCCCCGTCCTGCGATCGGCCGGCGTCTGCAACAGCGCCTCGCGGATCTTCGGCGTGATCGGATAGACGGCGGGTTCCGGCATGGATCGCGTCGTCTTGCTGATCACCTTGGCGAAGGACTGCATGTCGGGTGCAATCATGTCCCACGTAAGGCCGTCCTGCCACCGCTTGCCGTTCCGAGCGATGCCGCCCGCCCCATGGGGGTCTGACAGCCATTGTCCGCGCACGTCAACGGCTCTGAGGGCATATGTCCACTGGAACAGCAGGCCGGTTGCGAAGCCCGTCAGATCGCGTCTCTGCGCCTCTGCGATGATGGCCTCGATCTGGTCGCGTGTCGGAGCTGCGGTGCGGGCGGGCGATCCGTCGAACCGGAA